GCGGCCTGATGATCGATCTCGACCTGGTCCAACGCTTGAGCCAGCTCACCGAGCAGGCGAAGCAGACCCTCACCGGCCGGCTGATCCGTGTCACCAACGGCCAGGTCACCACGCCCAATCAGGTGGCCAAGCTGCGCGAGTGGCTGGCCTTCCACGGCGTTGAGCTTGCCGATCTGCGCCGCAACACTGTGCGCGCCGCGCTGGCCGCCGGGGGCACCCTCTCCGAGCCCGCCAGGAGCGTGCTACAGGCGCGCCTCGACGCCTCTCGCTCATCAACCGCCAAGCTCGCCGCCATCGCCGCTGCACGCTCGTCTGACGGGCGCGTGCGGGGGTGTTTCCAATACTACGGCGCCAACCGCACCGGGCGCTGGGCCGGAAGGCGGGTGCAGCCGCAGAACCTCTACAGGGGCTCGATCAGTGACGTGCCGAGCGCCCTGGTCACCGTCATGCGCGACACCACGCCGGAAGACCTGGAAGCGCTCTATGAGGACAGCGCGATGGGCATCGTCGCGTCATGCCTGCGTTCGACTATCGTTGCCGCCGCCGGGCACCGGCTGGTGATCATGGACCTGTCGCAGATCGAGGCGCGCGTGCTGGCGTGGATCGCCGTCGAGGACGCCTCGCTCGCGTGCTTCAGGCGCGGGGACGACATCTACGTGGACACCGCCCGCCGGGTGGGTTCGCGCTCGCGCCAGCTGGGCAAGGTCTTGGTCCTCGCGTGCGGCTTTGGCATGGGGGCGACGCGCTTCCAGCAGACCGCCGCGGGCTTCGGCCTGAGCCTTGACCTGCCGGACTGCGAGCGCATGGTCGCTGCATGGCGTCAGGCGAACAAGCACATCGTCTGGTTCTGGTGGGAGACCCACAAGCGCATGATGAAGATCACGCGCTCGCCGCCGGGCACGGAAATCTCGTTTATGCGGTTGGTGTTCCGGCGCATCCAGGGCGCCGTGCTGGTGCAGCTGCCGAGCGGCAGGCACCTGGTCTATCGCCGCGCGCACATCGCCACCAACGAGACGGGGCACGCGGAGTTCTGCTACATGGGCTCGGGCGGTGGCGGCTGGCAGTTGCAGCGCTCGTGGCCGGGCAAGATCGTGGAGAACGTGGTGCAGGCCATCGCGCGTGACGTGCTGGCGGATCACATGATCGCGCTGCACAAGGCGGGTGTCCCCTTGATCGCGACGGTGCATGACGAACTGATCGCTGAAGTCCCCGAGCCTGACGCCGATCGCACCTATGACGCGATGCAGGCGGTGATGCGATTGTCGCCGGTGTGGGCACCGGATATGCCTATGGGCGCGGCGGGTTTCATTGCCAGCCGCTATCACAAGAAGTGACACGCGCAAATGCTCGATTGCAGGAGTGACCGATGGCTGACGACGAACCGGCGTGGCCTGTGGTCCTGGTGGTGTTCACTGTCGTGCTGCTGCTGTGGGTGCTGTGACCCCTACCTTCGACAACCGACCTTATCGGAGGTAGCCCGATGGACGACGAACCCAACGAGTGGCGCGAAACGGTGCGCGATCTCTACGACAAGTTGCACTTCGGGCCGCACAACATCTTCACCGGCAATCCGCTGGCCCAGGGCATCGTCGCGTTCATCGAGGAACGGCACCCCGGCTATTTCGTCTTGCCGCGCGACCTCGACGGAGTAGACCGATGACTGAAACCAGCCCGCGTGAGGTTTTTCGGGCGGAAGCCCGCGAGGGCCAACATATCCGGCTGATCGTAGCCGGCGAGATAGACGAGGCCGTGCTGGACAGCCTGGAAGACTTCATCGCGTGGCGCCGGCGGCTGGCGCCGCCCGACAGTGTGTTGGACATTATGGACACGCCGGGGACCCCAAAAACGCCATGTGCCGATTTATGTGCCGATTGACACTTATGCCTGTGCCGCAGGCGTTTCTTGCATCTACAAAGCATCTACACAACCAAATAGGTGCCGCAACGCGGCAGTTTGCTGTCCAGTTGTGTCCTGTGTTGTCCAAGTCAACAGTATGAAATCATTGAATAATGGGGTTTTTGTGTTGGGTAGTCATCTTATACCGAAGGAAACGCCCCAAGTGCTAGTGCCTTGAAATACCTGACAGTGTTTTGTAGTGTGTGCCGCGACGCGGCACAAAGATTAGTTGCTTGTTTTCACTGAGTTTTTTCGTTGCGGCCTTCGCGTGTATTTGTTGGCCCTACACATTAGCGCTCGGCCGGTCGCACCAGGCAGCTTTCCACGATCTTCGTCAACAGCGCGTTGCGGTTCTCCGCCGCGTGATCGAACACCCACGCGACCAGTCCGATGAACAGGATGTTGACCAGCAGCAGCGCGATGAACGCAGGCGGCAGCACCCTGATCAAGCGCTCGCTGATGGTCACCATGACGCCGCTGGTCGTCGTGGGCGGCGGGTTCTCGCTCATGGGTATCCGGGACCCTTCGATGGCGGGGGCGGTGGCGCGTTGCGCCAGTCCTCGGTGTAGTTCCAGAACCAGCGGCCACCCCACACGGCGAGACCCGCAACCGCGGTCGCCTGTACAGACACAGGCAGCTTGGCGATGTAGGGCAGCACCTGACGCGCGATCGGGAAGGCCACGTCATCCAGCATCCCCCAGGGGATCGAAGACGTGAAACCGTGATCCTCGCCGGCGATCATGTCGGGCGGTCCCGAACCAAGGCTGGGCAGGCTCTCCAGGCCCTCCAACCCCTCAAGGCTTTCCAGTCCGCCCGTGGACGGCTTGGGCCGTGTCGCACCCTCGGGACCGAGCGGTATGCTGGTGACGAAGTCCTGCACCGGACGTGACGTGGCGAGACTGTAGCCCAGCCCCGCGGCGAATGTTGGCAGCGGGCCAAACCCGCCGGCGACTTTGGCCAGCCCGTAGGCGAGCGTCGGCGTCATCATCATGTTGTAGGTCGCGCGCACGCCCTTGTAGATACGCGTGTTGGTGCTCGCGTCGCCGCCCCCGGTCGCCGCCAGCCAGATGTCCGCGATGTCGTGCGACAACGTGGTGAGCCCCGGTCCCACGAACATCCCTTCGGGGGACGAGTTGAACCTGATCTGTGACAGCGCCTGCAACGGCAGGGTGAGCGCGCCGTTGAGCCCCGACTGGTTCAGCGCATAATCGAAGATGTATTCCCCCAGCGTGCCGTTCTTGAGTTCGCGCTGGAACACGTCGGGATGGTAGATCATCAAGCGAAGGATCGAGCCGGGGACCTGTGCTGCGACCACCATCGCGCCGCTGGTCGCGGTGTTCGTGGCCTCCATCCCGAGTGCCGCCATACCGGCCAGCTTGACCCGGAACGGACTGAGGTTTTCGGCTTTGGCGCGCTCGATGGCACGGCGCTTGTGCTGCCCCCATGCGGCGAACATCGGATCGAGCACGTTGTCCTGCACCGCGAAGCTGAACGTCTGGAACTGCAAGATCGCCTTCGCCACCGGGCCGATCCCGGCGTCGGGGATACCGCTCGGCTTCGGGTTCATGATGCTGCGATCCACCAGCCGGTTCATCGCCAGCTCGTAGATCGGCCGCCACACGGAGGTCTGAAGCGTCGTGCTGCGCGGCAGGCGCCCGGCGACTTTGCCAAGGCGGTTACCGCCCGGCCCCATCCGGGGAGCAAGAGGTCTTTCCCCTGAAGGGCCGGGGACACCGTCATGCGAGACCATCCACTGCGCGAAGCCATCGCGCGTGGCGTTGTCGGTGGGGACACCGATCTCGTTCAGCCACTGGTTCGCCACCTGGCCGCGCTCGTCCGCGCGCCGCCAGTCCCTGCCGCGCTTCGGACCCTGCCAGCCTTTCCAGGCCAGCCAATCGTTGGCGCTCTTGGTGAGAAACCAGTTCATCGAGGCAACCGCCGCGCGCCGGTTCCAGTTGTTGTATCCGGTCATGCCGAGACCGCGATACAGCGCGGCGACATGCGCGCCGAGCCGGGGACTGTCGGCGTAGTCGGTCCCCGAGCGGTTCAGCAGGATGTCGTCATACAGCGCGCTGGTGGTCACGCCGATCATGTCCGCGATCTCGGCACGCTCCTGCGCGGTCGCCGTGTGCATCAGCGCGCCGAACTGCGCGGCATAGGATTTCACCGCCGCGCGCAAATCGCGTGTGGCACCGGTGGTCATCGCCGGCTCGCCAATCATCGCCGTGAACGACGCGCCCAACAAACGCACGACAGCGTATGCCTTGACCCACGCGATGGCCTTCATCGGGCCGCGCGCGTTGCGGTAGTTGCCGCGACCGGTGATCAGGTCGGTGAGATCGCGCACCAGGCGGATGTCCTCGCCCTGCGCGCCACCCTTGTCCATCTGGTCGACCAGCGCCTCAAACTTGTCCTGATTGGGACCCAGCACTTCATGGAACGCCTGCTTGCGCGCCGCCGCCTGGAAGTAGCGCATCAGCGCGCCGTTAACGTCGGTGACGATCCACTTCTTCATGATGTCGTCAGCCGCCGGCGGCAGCACGCGGTGGTTCAGGAAAGCGCCGCTCGGGCCGAGCGTGTCAAAGTCGGTCTGGTATCCCACATTCACCCGGTGCGCCCACTCATCGGCCCCCAGCTTGGCGATGTGATTGCCAGCCATGTCGTGCCACTGCCGCGCAAGGTCTTCCGCGTCCTGCGTGAACTGTGCTTCCTGCGCCAGCGCCTTTGCGTGTTGCTTCGGCGTCAGGGTGATCTGCCCGGTGCCGGCGTTCATGAGGCGCAGCTGCACCGTCTTGAGCTTGCGCAGGATTTTCGCCAGCTTGACCATCGCGTCTTGCAGGGTCTGTGGCGCCAGCGCGCGCTGGACCATCGACAGCTGCCGCCAGCGTGCCAGCAGCTTGTCCGGGTTGTCCCCCGGTGGACCGACTTCGTCGTCGAACATCCACTTAAACAGCGTCTTCGCGTCCTGCGTGAAGCCGTGCTTGTCGTTCCAGATGCGCGGCAGGTCATACACGCGCGGGAAGTGACCGTTCTGGCTGTATTGGATGTCGATACCCGGCGTGTCGCGCAGCGACTTGAACACGTCGTCCATCAGCTGGCGCAGCTGTCCCGCCGCGCGTTGCAGATGACCGGGGATGGCTTGTCCCTTATAGGTGCTCGGCGCGTGCAGCACGGTGGTCATCGCATGATGGATCATGTCGTTGACCGGGATACCCTGTTGCTCCAGCCGCACGATGTCGCGCGGCATCAGGTTATTGTCCCGCATGATGTGCGAGTATTTGTTGCCCCACTGGTGCAGCAGGCCCGCCCACCGGTCCTCGTAGGTGGCGCCGTGGGGGTGGTTGGAACCGGGAAGGGTGCCCAGCATGTCCATGATCTGGCGCAGCGGGTCCCTGGCCCCCTGCGGGATCATCGCGTGCATGATGTGGAACTGACCCATCGGTGACCGATAGATGCGCGCCAACAACCGGTGCAGCCGTTGCTTCCAATCGTAGTTCGACACCGGCCGGCTGGGGTCGAAGTTGCGCATCAGGGCGAACGAGACCTGCCACTCCTTCACGTCGGAGACGGTCTCCGCCCACGCCCGCTTCAACGCCTGGATCGCACCGGGCGGCAGGCGCTTGTTCAGCTCGAAGTTGTTCAGGTCGATCTGCTGGTTCTTGTCGCTGAACACGCCCGCCGGCGAGCCGGTCATCAAGAGGTTGTGCAGCCCGTTGTGCAGATGGTCGAACGCGGCATGGATCGCCGCGCGCTCGGGCTCCTTCGGGTAGATCATGTTGAGCCCGCGCACGGTGTCCGAGAGGTATCCCGACTGCGCCATGACGAAGCCGCGGGGATCAACGCCGGCGTCTTCCATCCGCCGCGAGATATAGCCTTCGTGCGCGCGCGCGATCAGCTCCCAGATGCGCCCGTAATAGTCGTCCTTCGGGTTGACCTGTTGCTGGAACGCGTTCGACAGGTCGCGGAAGCGCGACGCCTTCATGCCGAAGTCTTTGCCGGTGTTCAGCTGGTCCAGCGCGGTCTTCGCGGCGGCGGCGCGGGGACCACCGCGCGCGATGATGCTCCGCAAGTGCGCGTCTTGCAGCGCGACATCGGCTTCGTCATAGAACAGCGCCTGCATCACCTGACCCCAGCGCTGCGCCATCGTGTCTTTGGGATCGCCGCCCGCGTGGATCGCCTCCGCGGAAGCCAGTCCGACCAGGGGATTGGTGCGACCGGCGGGATACAGCTGGTCCATCAGCCAGTGATCGACCGCGTGGGTCCACTCGTGGCCCAGCGAGTTCGCCGTCGCCGCCAGATTGATGGTCTTGGTGTTCAGTTCATACATGCCGGCGTATTTCGGACTGAACGGATGCAAGTGCAGACCGACCGTCTTGAACAGCCCAAGCGCGTCCGCGGGATAGCCCAGCGACGCCATGCCATCGGTGGCCGCGCGATAGGTGTCCAGCAGCACGTTGCGCAGCTCCAGCTTGTCCATCTTGGGGTCGTAGGTGACGCCCTTCAGGCCGAACTGCTTTTGCGTCTGCCGCGCCAGCACGCCGATCTGCCAGGTGAGCGGGCGCGAGGTCGCGAGATCGGGGTTCTCGCCGGCGTCGGTGAACGCCTGCCGCCACACTGAGTTGCCCGACGCACGGAAGTTGTAGTCCATCGCGTCGGGCGGTGTCCCCGGCGGCTTTGGCCGGCGCGGGTTGTAGGGCGCGCGCGTGGGCTTGGGCCTGAACTGCCCCGGCCGGATGCGGCGTTCCAGCTGGTCCGCCGCAGTTCCCGCGGTCATCGCGCTGCGCCGCTTGACGAGCTTGCCCAACTGGCCTTCCAGCGTGCTGATCTTGTTGGCGCTTGAGTTGGCCCGGCGCGCGCGAGCGATGGTGCTCTCCAGGCCCGTGATCTGTTCGTTGAGCTGGTCCAGCGCGGCTTGTTCTTCGGGGACACGCGCGACGGAGGTATTCGCCTCGGTGTTCCCTTCTTCGTCGTCCCCCATGAGTTCTTCGGGGGACAGCTGGTCGACGTGCTCCAGTTCGGTGTCGGGATGATCCTCTTCATCGTCAGTGGTGACAGGCGTTGTCGCTGGCTTTGTCTCGGCCGCTTGTGCGCTCGCCGGCTCGACAACGGGCGCCCGGCTTTCGGCGGCGATCAGGTCGCCTTGTCCGCCGCCGCGCGACGTGCGCAGCAACTCCGCCGGGTCGGGCTTGGTCTCGGCGCCGAACAGGTCTTTGCCGGGACGGTAGGACAGCGCCTGAGTGACGTATTCGCGCAGCGCCTCGGTCATCTTCGGGCGCGAGCGCAGCCGCGTCATCTGGTCGTTGTAGAACGTGCGGACGACTTGTTCGGTGACCGGGTCCAGCTTGGCACCGCTGAACATATCGCCCTGCTTGAGTATGTCCCCCGGTGCGATGCCCTTGGTGCGCGCCTGATTGATCAGGTCGAGCGCTTCACCGATGTTGTGGGTGATGTCGAACGCACCGGGCAGGCGGCCCTGGTTGATCTCGCTCTTGAGCTTCACGTAGGGCGCGGCAGTGTCCATCAGCGAGCCGGTGATGCTCTTCACGTCATCCACCGGACTTTCCAGCGCGCGCGTCAGCAAGCCGTCGTGTTCGTAGGCTTTGGCGAGCACGGCGCCCTGCACGCGGCGCAGGCCCTCGGATGAGAGGTTGCCCTGCGCATCGAGCAAGCGGTTGCGCTCGACCGCGGGGACCGACTGCATCCAGTCGCGCAGGAAGCCCCGGTTTGTTGCGTCGGTGATGTTCCTTGTGGGGTTGAGCTTGGCGAGCGTCTGGTCGGTGAGGTTGCGCGCGTCGACCTTGGCCTGTTCGACCGGCGACATGACCTGGCCGGCGGGGACGTTGGAGGCTTCAGCGAACTTGCGGGCGTCCTCGGGGGACACGTCCCCCGTCGCCTGACGCACCAGGATCGGCCGCTGGAACCCGGAGATGTCATGCCCCAGGTCCGCCAGCGATTGCTTGTAGGCGTCATATCGCTCGGGATGCAGTTCGGCGGCGCGGTTGATCGCCGCCAGCCTGCCATTGCCGGCGAGCACCGTGCCGTCGTTCATCACGACGGGCGCCCCATGCTCGGCGGTGGGGAAGGCCCCCAGCCGGAACGGGTCGAGGCGTGACGCGTTCTCCGCGATCTGCACGTCGCTGCCCTGGCGGTTCGCGCGATCGCGCGGTTGCAGCACACCGCTGGCCGGCGTCAGCGCGTTGGCCTCGACCACGCGATACGCGGTGTCCAGCGACGTGTTCGGATCGTTGGTCTTGACGGTGACCGTCGAGCCGGGTCCGCCATCCTTGACGACGGGGGCCGGTGCCGGTGTTGGTGTGGGTGCTGGTGTTGGTGCCGGTGTTGGTGTTGGCGTAGGTTCGACACCACCGTCACCGACAACAGGAGGAACCGATGGCCCTTGACCCGCTTGTGTTGGCGCAACCGGTGTCGGAACCACCGGCGTTGGTGGCGCGACCGGTGTTGGAGGAACCGGCGTCTGATCTCCAGAAGGCGTATCAGGCGCGGCGCCTCCAGGCGACGGAGCGGGAACGGTGGGCGATCCTGGACCGGGTGTCGCACCAGGCATACCAGACCCTGGCTCGCTGCCTGGAGCTGGAGGAACGTCTGGCGCAGCGAGTTGCTTCGCAGGAGCTGGCAGCGCCGGTGTCCCCGCCTGCGTCTCCGCCTGTGGCGGCCCCTCAATCTGAGCCTGACCCGGAGGCGCCGGCGGAGGCTCTTCCCGAAGCCCTGTTGGAGACAGCGTTGGGCCGCGACCGGGTGTCTGGAGGGCTCGCACACCCTGTGTAACACCATGAATGACCGCGGCGCTCGCGGCACTCTCCGCCGCCGTCTCCGCCATCTGTTCTGGCGTCGGCATCGGCTGGCCGGTGACCCCCGCCTGCGTGACCGACTGCGCGACACCAGCGGCGGGCGCCGTCCCCGCGATGTGCAGAAGCGCGTTGCTCACCGCGCTCTTGAACGGTGCCCAGGTGAACAAGCCCCCGGTGACCGCGCCGAACGTGCCTGACACGGCGGCGGTCTTGATCGCGTAGTCGACCGCCTGCTCGTGCGTGGCCCCCGTGCGAATGGCTTGGTCATAGGCAGGGATCAGCGCTTGTGCCGCTGACATCGCCCCCGCGCCCAGCCCCGCACCGACGACAGCACCAACGGGTCCGCCGACCACCGTGCCGCCGGCCCCACCCAGCGCACCAGCCGCCATTGTGGGCGAGCCATGCGTGATACCGAAGGCGAGACTTCCAAGCGGCGTCATCGCCGGCAGTGCGGGCGCCGGTGGTTCACTGAACGCACCGCCACGCGCCAGGCGACGGCCCTCGTCCATCGCCTGCGTCATCCCGAGCTGCGCGCCGCCGACGATACCCATCCGCGTGTCGGTGGGGTCGGGAGCCACAATGTCACCGAGCGGTGACGAGAACACGCCGGGGGACGCAACCGTAGGCGGCGCGATCGTGTCCGACAACGATGGCGCGGGCGCGGGAGCGGGCGGCGCCGGTGGCGCGGACGCCGACGGCATCGCCACATCGCCCATCGGTGTGGTGATCGCCTCTGGTGGCGTGACGACCGGTTCAGGCGCCGGCGCCGCGAGCGGCGGGGGCACCGCCGTCAACGCGTCTGGCGCGTCCTGCGTCGGCATGTTCGACGGCGCAGTCATCACCGGCGCGGCGGGCGGCTGCACCGGGGGCGAGGACGCTGTTGCCGGTGTCGTAATCGGCGGACCCGACAGCGGCAGGTCGTCGTGCGACTTCGCTTCGATCGGCGGACCTGACAAGGGCAGGTCGTCGTGCGACTTCGTCTCGATCGGCGGACCTGACAGCGGCAGGTCGTCAGCGCGTCCCGCGACGAGCTGCGCAAGCGTGATGTTGCTGCCGTCAGGCATCAGCCGATACCGAACAGCTTGGCGTTCTGCTGCTGGTAGTTCTGCACCGGATTGAAGAACAGGCTGGACAGCGCGTTGCCGCCCTGCTGCTGCGCCAGCAACTGCTGCGGGTCAGGACCCGGCGCTGGCGTGGGTGCTGGCGCGGCCTGTGGCGGCGCTACAGGGGCCACCGCGTTGGCCAGCGGCGTTGACGCGGTCGGTGGTGTAGCGCCGCCTCCACCGCCTCCAGGGGGCGCGCGCACGCCCTTTCCGCTCATCACCGTCCTCACGAACTCCATCACGCTTGGTGGCGCGTTGGCCATGCCTTGGCGGGCGACGTTCGCCGGCCCCCAGGCGTAGCCGGCGAGCGCCTGGTCCATGTTGCCGCCGAAGCGGTTGAGGTTCATGCGAAGGAACTTGGCGGTCGCCGGGATGGCCTGCGCCGGATCGCGCGGATCGATGCCGAACGCTTTCGCGGTCCCCGGCATGAACTGCCCGATGCCGAGTTCGCCGGCCTTGCCGACCAGGTCCGAGCGCATCCCGCTCTCGTGCATGAACAGCGCACGCAGGATCGCCGGATCGATGTTGCTCTCCGCTCCCGCGTGCTGGATCATCAGTTCGAGCGCGCTCGGGCTGGCGCCCGGCGGTGGCGGCGCGGGAACCTCTGGTGCGACCACGCCGGGTGTGCCGGCGCCAGGGAAGTCTTCCATGTGCGGCTACTCCGGGTAGACCAGTCCATCGTTTCCGACGATGCCGGTTCGACCTCCCACGGGGACGCGGTCGCCCGGTTTCGCACCAGGATGCGCGCGCGCGATTGGCGTGCCCGTGGTCTTGGGCACAGGAGGCGCGGGGGGCTTGGCGCCCGTGCCCCCCACACCCCCCGGGCGGGGGTCCGCGCTCACCACGACGCCGGTAATCGGTGACGTGTAGTCTTTTAACAGCGGGATCATGAACTTGCCGGCGGTGCCGCCCTTGGTGACCTGCTGGTCGATGTCCGGGTTGCCCCAGAAGTTCGCTCCGCTGCGCGTGCGGAAGCCGTTGACCTGATCTTTGGATGGCAAATACCCGAGCTGCTGAAGGTGCTGCGCAACAGTCATGTTGACCACGTCAGGCGACATGCTCGGGAACTGTCGCTTGATGAACTCAGCATAGTCGTTGAACGCATATTCTGCCTGCCAGGTGGGCGCCCCAGCTTCGCTGCGCTTGATGACGGCACCGCTCTCGGACGGCGCGTAGATGTTCTCGAACAGCTTGTCGCGCACCTGTTTGGTCTGGAACGCCTCGTTCGCCGTCTGCGGCGGCTGACCCGCGGTTGTCGTGGCGGCGACGGTGTCCGCGAGATTTCGCGTGGGACCTGCCTGCGGTGCCGTCAGTGTCGCGCCACGCAGCAGGGCGTTAACCGCGTCCGTGCTTTCGGGCGTCATGACGGCCTTTTGTGCCAGCGCATCACGCAGCGTCATCGGGACCGTGGGCCGGCTGACATCAGGCTTGCCAGTGGCGTCGAGCTGGTAGGTCTGCACCACCTTGTCCATCGCCTGCGCGCGCTGGCTGTCGCTGGCGTATTGCTGGGGCGAGAACGCAGGGGTCTGGCCCGGCACGATCGCGCCGCGGGTGGTATAGACCAGCTTGCCGTCCGGCCCGACTGACACTTCCGGTGTCTGGCCGGCGCGGAAGTTTTCACCGCCGACCACCATCCCGGTGCGTCCGGTCTCCGCGGCCTCGTGTATCTGTGTGCGTGCCGTCGCGCCGGCTTCGCTGATCCGCGTGCGCCCGGTCGCCTGATCGCTCTCATAGGGCGCGTTGTTGCCAGTCAGGCCGGACAGCTGCGTCGCCGTGTTCCATGGGATCACGCCGTGATCGAAGGCGCTCGCGATGTAGGCTTGGCCGCCCTGCTTGATCACGTTGGCGTCCTGGCCGGCGTAGGCGCCCAGCGCCATCAGCGAGCCGAGATTGATCGGCACCGGCGCCGGCGAGCCGTTGGCCTGCGCCGCCGGCGCATACTGGCGTCCCCCGCCGCTCGTGTTGATCGCGTTGTAGTTGATCGGTCCCGAGCCCTGATCGTTGGTCGGCACCTGACCGTTGGAGGTCGTCGTGTTGGGCGCCGGGGGTGCGCCCGCGTTGGGCGCGGGGGACGACGCCGGCGGGGGTGTCCCCGTCGTGCCGACGCCCTTGTCGTTCGGGTGGTCCCCCGCACCGAACAGCCGTGCGAGGAAACCCGGCGGCGAGATCGACGACACTGGCGGTGGCGCGGACATCTGCATCCCCGCCGGCGGGTCCATGATCGGTGCCGCACCGGGCACCCCCGAAGGATGAAACGTCGGCGTCGGCGGCAGCTGCGGGCGGCCCGTGCGATCGAGCCCCAGCGCCATCAGCAGCTGCGAGGCCGCCGCGTTGCGCTCGCTGATCGACGTGTCGCCCTTGATGATGCTCTCGCGCGCCGCCGCGCCCGCGGCGACGCCGCGTCCATAGGCGCTCGGATCACCGAACAGGCCGCGCGACAGCGAGTTGAAGTTCTGGTCCCATTGCGGGTTGCCGGTGTTGAACGGCGCGAAGCTGGAGCCTTCGTAACCTGACACGGTTCTCGCTCCCTAGAAGATGCTCTTAAGGCCGGACAGCCGGCCGGCGCCATACAGGCCGATCTGCCCGACGCCCGAGACCAGCCCGGCAACCTGCTGCTGGAACGCCGCGTCCTGCTTGGCCTGGTTCGCCTTGTTGGCCGCAATCGTGTCGGTGTCGCTCTGCGCCAGGTTCGAGCCCTGGATCGCGTTGTTATAGGCCAGCCCGGCGGCGTCCAGCGCACCTTGTCCTCGCGTGGCGATCAGCTGATCGGTGGCCTGACTGAGATCGCCGGCGTTGCGGAACTGCACCTGTGCCGGCAACAGCCGCGTGTTGCTGCCGGAACGCAACAGCTGCTCCGCCGACTGCGCCGGCATGATGCCGTATTTGTTATTCAGGATCGCCATCGCGATGTCCTGGCCCGGTTGCTGGTAGGACATGAGATCGGCGGCTTTGGCGCCGTAGGTTCGCACGTTCGAGGACGCCTGGGCGAGCCGGCGCGCGATGGCCTGTCCGGTCGCCGTGTCCCCCTCCGTGCCCTGCGGATCGGTGGGGCCTGGACCCTGCGGCGCGTTCTGGTCCAGCAAGAGGTTCGCGCGCTGTGCCGCTGCCGCCTGGCCCTGTGCCAGCTGGTCCCCGCTGGTGTTCTGCAACAGCGTCTGCGCTTGCTGGTCCCCGGTGGCACGGAGTTGTTCCTGCGCCCGGTTCTCCGCGTCGAGGATTTGCCCCTGGCGGGTCTGCGCGGCGGTCTGCTGCTCGCGCATCTGCGTGAAGTTGGCGTTGCGATCGGCAAGCGTCTGGCGCGACGCCTCCAGCTGCCCTTGCGTCTGCGCGGTGCCCGCAAGGATGCGCTGATTGAACGCCTGGTTCTGCGCCAGCGTGTCCGTCATGTTCTGTTCGCGCATCGCACTGGCGGCCCGGCTTTGCGCCTGGCTTGACATGATACCGCCGCCGATCGAGGCGGCAGCACCAACACCGGCGAGCGCCAGAAGGGGTGAGCACATAATCTAGTTGCTCCCGAACGGTTTGGAGCCGCCGAGTGCGCCCTGCTGGCCCTGATTGACCCCGAGAGGGAAGGCGTTCGCGTTGACCCCCTGGTTGAACGCGCCAAAACCGCCGAGCGCGCTGGAGAAGATGTTCGCCAGCGGGGACACGGTGGGGATCGCCTGGAGCGAACTGATCACGTCTCCCGCCTGGTTGGTCACCCCCGAGATGGCACTGCGCTGGCTTTGGAGCGCGCTCTGCACGCTGCCCTCGTCCCCCGCCGCGATCGGTGAGCCGATGCTTTCGGATGACTGCACCTGACCCAAGAGATTGCTCTTGGCCTGCGCCACATTGGCGCGCAGCGCGCCCGCCTGATTGGTGGCGGTGACCCCCTCATCGGCCAGCGTGCGGCCTTCGGTCTCCGCCAGAAGGCCCTGCGCGTTGGCGTTCGCCTGACTGTCCAACGTGCCGTGACGTGCCAGGCCAAACGCCAGCTGCTTCTGCGCCTGCACCTTCTGCTGGTCGACCTGGTCCTTCACCTTGGCCATGTAGCTGTTGGCGTAGTTGTTGAAATAGTCGTCGTTGAAGCCGGCGAACGCCTTGTCGATGGCACTGCTGCCCTCGCTCAGCAGACTGGACCGCCCGGTGTCATACTCGGTCTGCCGCTGCGCCTGCGCGTCGACCTGTGCCTGTTGCTTCGCCTGAAGGTTCTGTTGCAGCTGCACCTGTTGCTGATTGAAGGTGTTCTGCTGGTCGGCGATTTCCTTCTGCGCAGCGATCTGCTTGTCCGACAGCTGTTGCTGCTGGATCATCTGCGCCTTCTGCATGTTGACCTGGTCCTGCGCCGACAGACCACCGCCACCCCCACCGAAGCACATGATCTCAGGTCCCCCTATTCATCGAGCCGCCACCGGTAGAGCACGAAGTCCTCCCGATTGCGGCCGTACTTGTGTAGATACGCCTCCAGCTCGCCGCCGAGCAGCTCGATGAACCGCCGCCCGTCGACGTTCGCCGCCAGCGCGCACGCCTCGCCACGGTGGTAACCATGAAACTTGAGACGCGGGATCACCCAATCGCGCGACCAGCGGATCATCGGGCGAACGACGTGTGACCATTTGTCGGTGCCGAACGCTGCCGCGGACACCACGCCCGCGCGCAGCGGCAGCACGCCATTGATCGCCACCGGTTCGTCCTGGTAGCGCCAGACACGCCACATCGGCCCGGCGATGGCGAGCGTCCGATCGACCAGCTCCCCTTCGTCATCGTCCCAGCGCAGCGCGAAAATCTCCCGCCGGTCGCGATCACGCAGGTTGCGCACGATATGCGCGATGTCCTCGCGCGTGATGTCTTCAACGCAGAGCACGTCGCCGGTCATTTCGTCCACCCCTCCTGAAGATTGAAGTGGATGGCGGAGATCGTCGCCGGCCCCGGTGCCTGGTGCTCCATGTGAACGCCGACATGCGTGCCGTAGCCGGCAAAAGGGATGCTTTGCAGTCCCAGCGTGGTGCCCGCGATGTTCGCGCTCAGCTCGAACAGTTCGGTATTGTTCGGGATCATGCCGAGCGACACCGACCACGCGCCCGTGCAGATCACGTCGAACGACTTGACCCGCTTGTTGGTGGTGGGCTCTTCCGCCGCATGATGCGGCGTCCGCACGGTGACCTTCGAGCTGTCATAGGTGGCCAGATCGAGGCCGCCGTAGAGATACAGGTTGCCCGCGGGATCGTTGACGAAGACCCGGTTCTCGACCACCGCCATGTCGTCCACCACGAAGCCCAGCTTGAACGTCGACCAGGCGGTGATGTCCCCCGCGGGGAAGTAACTCAGCACATAGATCGTGTCATCGAGGCGCATCCAGTAGCGCCCATACAAAGGCTGCACCACGCCGCGCGCGTTGCTCGCGGCCACGGGATTGGCGCGCATGATGGGAGACAGGATCAAGTCGATCGCCGAACCCACGTCCGACACGCTGGCCGACAGATTGATGGTCAGCGCCTTCAGCGAGCGCACGCCGCTGTCCGACAGGAACAGGATGTCCCCGGTGCCGAACTGCATGATCGAGTGCGGCGCCAACGTGCCGATGCGCAGCACCTGGCTCAGCTGATCGTTCGACGGATCGGGATCGAGCGCCCAAATCTGCGTCATCAGCCGGGCAAACACCGCCATCTTGTCGTAGAACACTTCCATGCCCTGAAGCGTCTCGCCGTCAGGATCGTTGATCGCGATGTTGATGAAGCCGGCGCCGGGATGCGTCGTGCTCGCGGGATCGGTGACCGAAGGGTCCCCGGCGCCCGCGAAGCGCAGATAGACATCGTCCGTGCGATACATCTTGGTTTTGTAGGTGCGGTTGTATTTACCGCGCGCCGGCGTGGTGTCCGCTTCGATCAGGATCACGCCGTCATACCAGACATGCGTGGTCCCAGAGACACCGATGCCGGTGACCTGGAACTTGTCGTTGTAGGCTTCCGCGTCGAACAGTTCAGTGATCGCCTCGCCGGGGTCCGCCAGCATGTGGGGGATGATCGGCACCGGGCAGGTCCCCGGATCGATCGGCGGCGCGGTGGTGCCGATCGCGAACACATGCAGCTTGCTGCCCTGGCCGAACAGATAGAGATACCCCGGATCGAGCGTCGCAACCTGCACGAACGCCATGCGCTTCTCGACTTCGCCGCCCTGGTTGACAACGGCGTTCTCCAAGATGCGCAGCGTCCCCGAAGGCGCCGTCAGCGGCGAACGGCGGGTGTCCAGCCCTTTGCGAAAGTCAGTGATCGAGAAGACCTTGCCCACGCGCTAGGTCCGACCTGGTCCGCTTCCGTAACCCGGCGGGATGTAGTCCAGCCCCAACACCGGCTGCGAGCCCGGCCGTGACTGTGCATCACCGCCCCCACCACCGATCACGATCGGGCGGACATGCTTGTGGGTGAACTGGCGCACGCGGTAGCGGCGCATCGCCTCGTTGGCTTTCTGGAGCTTGAGCGGCGCATCCTTGGCGTCGTCGCGCTGGAGGATGTCCACCGCCGCGAACAACACGATCAGCCGATCAGGCAGCGTGCTTTCGTCGGCGTCGTTGATCATCGTCTTGACGGTCTTGGTGCCACGCAGCCGGACGAGGGCGTTGGCGTTCTGCGCGCTGGCGTCCGGGATCGGCCACAGCTCGAACGTGTTGTCGTCCGGGTGGTGCATCCACTTCTGCGTCGGCCACGACTTGAAGCCCAGGTCGCTGTTCCACACGACCATCTCATAGGGGCCGATGCCGTAGCCGAGTTCGTTGTAAACGGTGTTGATCAGCACCCATATGTTGGTGATGTCATCGAACGCCAGATCGTCGGG